TATCATTTGCTGAAGGGTGACAACTCCGAAATCGGCTATTCGACACTTGATGTAGGGCCGATAGATAAGCTCAAGGAAGCATCGGCAGATTACCGAAAGATAGCGGTTGACCAAGCAGGGTTTGAGGCAGCGGATATCTGGGGTGAACAACATAGGTTGGGAGAACAAAGCGGAATCCACAAAGCCCTGAGTTATATGATGGACTTGGCTCCGCAACTAGAGTATTTAAGTATGGTTATGTCATTGTTCGATACTGATTTGCTCAAATTGGTATGCCGGACAGCAGGAGCGAACGATTCAACGGCTAAGGCTTCTTATCCTCAACCACGTATAGTTGCACCGTTTAACGCTCTTCAGGAGGAGTATGATTTTGCGGTAGAATCGAACTTTCCACCTGAGATTATAGCGAAGCTGAAGGCCACGATATTCAACCGCATGATTGCCTTTGACGGTTTGGAGCCGGAGGAGAAGAACACCTTTGCCAAACTGATTGAGGATGAACATGAGAAGGAACAACTGAGTCAGGAATTGACAGGTTTTGAGGAAGAAGAACCAGTGGCACAGGAAACATAACGGTAGAGTTGGTTTACCGTAAAGAACTATACAGTAGCTATTTAGGAGACTAAAGATGGCTGATAATGACAGCACAAATACTGGTGCTGGTGCTGGTGATGGCGGCAACCAGAATCAAAATGCCGGTGATACTGCTAACAGCGGTGGCGATGGTGACAGGAGTTTGAAAACCAAAGATGTTGAAGCTATCACGGCGACGGTTTTGGCGAATCTCAAAGACCCGATATCCGATATGATTAAAACGTCAGTCGGTGACATGAAACAGGGTATCTCGACCGAAATAACCGGCGCCACTAAGCGACAGGTGGATGAGGCTTTCAAAAAGCTCGGTACTAAAGACCAGACTGACAGAGGTAACGCAGGTTCAGGTAAACCTATTGACAAAGGGGAATTACTTGGTCAGTCAGTCGAAATGCCGGGAGGTCTCAGCCTGACAGTAGCAGACTTGGCAAAGAACTTCGTCGAAAACCAGAAGAATCAGGAGCAAATGGCACAACGTGAGAAGGTAAGACAGGACAGCGAGAAACTTCTAACAATCAAGACAGGATTGCAGTCCAGAAAGGTCTTACCTGAAACAATGGATTTGGTTGCTGCCGGAGTAGCAGCCAAAGTGGTTTTTGATGACAATGGCAACATGATAGCGAAGGAAGTCGAATTTCCGAATCCGCTACAAAATGTTGAACCAAAGACGCTTAAAAAAGATATGCCGGTAGAGGAATTCCTTGACTATGTGGTCAAGAATAATCCTGCTATTGTCGAAACTCAAATGCGTCAAGGTTCTGGTGGCGGTGAAGGTGGTGGAGCCAGTGGTGATGAAGGCGAATTCACGGCTGAGAAGGCCATGAATGACCCTGTACTTTACGAGAAATGGATGGAACAAGACGCAGTTGGATGCCAGAAGGCTATGAAAGCCTACGAAGATTCCATCATGGCCCCTACGTCCTAACGTAAATCGACAACCTGAGTTATCGCAGAACAAGGAGTGCTAGCAATGGCATATACACCTGTTCAACATTATGCCCCTTGGGTGATGGTTCCGTTTCTCAAGGCGGTCAAGATTCTGGAAGATTTGGGAATAGCGGTAGTCGGCAATAACGATGACATTACCAGAGAAGGTAATTTCATCCAGATACCGAAGGTGAACGACATAAGCTCTTTTGCGAGGCGTAATGTCACGACAACTGGAGCGACACGTTCATTCACTGATATGGGCAATATCGTCGAATCAGGAGTTATTCTGCACGATGATATTGCTGATTCATTCCCTTACGGCAACATCGAGCGTGTCGGTACTAATTTCCGTAACTACTGGGCAGCGAGAGTCGGACTGAAGTGGTTCCGTCGTCTGAAACAGCAACTTTACCGTGTCGCCAAAACAGCGGTTGAGGTAGCTGATACGACTGATGGGTCAACTGCCAGTGCCGACATCCACATCAAGGACGATTATAGTGCTTCGTCCAATAACACCATGACGTTCACTCGATTGCAGGACGCTAAAGCAAAAATGGGTGACAGGGCCGGTGACTTGACTGTAGCGGTTATGCACAGTACGCCTTTTAACAATCTGGTTAAAGACGGCATAAGTAACTACAAGATTGACAGCCTTGCCGGAAAACTGGTCGGTGTCGGTGGAATGGACGCTTCGGCAATCAAGAAGATTGTCAATTTCGGCATTATCAGCTTTGACGCACTGGGCATGATTATAATTGCCGACGATGACATAAGCTCGATTTCCATGACAGGTTCGACGTACACCTATAAGACCAAGTACGAAACCCTGTTGCTGGGGCCGGAGGCGTTATATGTCGGATACCAGAGAGCCTTAACGCTCTTTGAGCAGGATGACATCGACGACGCACGTGGCGTGGTTCGTAAAATGAGGGCCGAAGTGGATTACTGTTGCCACCTGAATAGTATCAAGTGGAACGTTACGACAGCGAATCCGACTGACGCTCAACTCGGCACGAAGTCCAACTGGGATGAAGTTTACAGCGACCACAAAGAGTGCAAATGTGTCAAACTGATTACTAATGGATAAGGTATGGCGACTCAATTAGAGATGCCCACTGAGCCGTATCCTGAAGAATTATGTAGTTTGGTTAGCGATGTACCGACATGGTTGAAATGCTATTTCGGTACATCGCTTGCACTTGTGTTTGGATGCGGCCCAAGTATATTTGAATACCCTGACGAGTTCTGGAACAGGGCTAGGGATTTCCTGTCTATTTGCGTAAATGGTTTTCCTACATTTGTACCAGTGAAACGCAACAACTTCACAACCGACATCTGGCTTGCCATAGATGATATACGCAATCAGGACAAGTCAAGTAACTATCCGGGAGTCAGGGAGATTTGGAACAACAAAGAGCCTGACCTGAAACCGTTACGACTGATGGCAACTGTGAATCGGGTTTCCACCGATTCCGATTTGTATTTTGACCATACGACAGAATGGGTGAGGGAACGTGGAGTCATCAAATACGGCTTGACCAGTATGCAAGCAGCAGTCAACTGGCTTGTGAATGAAACGGCCCCGAAACGAATAGCATTATTTGGTTTGGATTATACCGAACCAAGACACAGATACAGTAAGCGGTTCGATAAGTTTTTTGGTGACTTGGTAGAGAACCTGAAAGAGTTCAATGTTGATTTGGTGAATTGTTCACCGCTGACCAGAGTAAGGTCAATTAAGAGGATGGAATGGCAAGAGGTATTTGAGCATGAAGATAACTGTTGTCGATTATAACAAGGCTATCCCAATCGGCGATACCGCAAGGAGTTGGAAGCAGAGGTTCTGGACGCACGTGGTAAAAGGGCTTCAGAACATCGGACATGAGATTGAATTTATCGCTATGGAGTCCATGAGTCCGAACGAACTGCCTACTGATGCCGATGGGTACATATTTTGGAACGGGCAGAAAGGCAACAGGTATCTATGCCGTCTATTTATCGAGAAGATGGGGAAGGTAGCTATCTGTGTGGAACGTGGGTGGATTAAGCGGATGGAGCATTACCACTTTTCATCGAGTGGCAGCTTCGGCCCTTTCGCTCATTTTCATAAGGAGTTGGGAACAAAGAAGGTAACATCTGCCATGAACAAACGCATGGCGAAACTGGTGGGGGTGAATTATGACTTAATCGGCACAAGAGAAGCATCGAAAACCATTAAAACGATAACTGATGAAAACAGGGAGTTATGGACGAACGAACCAGCACCACAGCCGAAACACAAACCCGAAGAAATACCCAATTTTAAGAAAATGAAAAAAGCGGAGCTGGTAGAATACATCAATAAGGTCAACTCCGTTATGACCCTACGTTTTCTCAAGCCCAAACTAAAAGACCAGCTAATAAGTATGGCTCAGGCACATTGGGAAAAACAACATCCAAACAGAGAAGAACAAATACAGCCCAGTGACGGTAATGTATTGCTGATTCATCAGGTAGCCGGTGACGCTCAGGTTCACGGTGAATATGAATACAGCCCTGTGAACTGGACGAACGAAATACTGAAAGCACTGGATGAAGTCGGTAACAACAGAAAGGTAATCGTAAGAACTCACCCGATGGGTCACACCATAGAAGAACACGCCTATACAATTCCAGACAGTCAGGCCGGATTAGTAGAGGTGCATGGTGGAAAAGCGGTCAGCTTGGCTGATGATTTCGCTGAAGCTAAGTACATGATTGGCTATAACAGCAATTCATTTAATGAGGCGGTTATTATCGGTCTGCCCTGTATCACCTGTGGAAACCACCTGATGAACAACGCTGAAGGTGTATGCCAACAGGCTTCGATGGACAGACCAGATATCATAGATGCCATAATAAACATAGAAGATAACTGGAATCCTGAGCCACAGGTTATCAGAGATTACCTGTCGAGATTATGCAGTTTTCAGCTTACGCTTGAAGAAATATCAACCGGCGATTGCCTGAAGGTTTTTTTCAAATGAACTACGGCACTAAAAAGTTTTATGAAAACCACCACAAGACCAAGTGGTATTATAAGCAGAATAATCAGGGTCTTGACCTGATGGATAACTGGAATACTCATTTGAAAATAGAGTCGCCGGTTCTTGACGTTGGTTGTGGTAATGGATTGCTTTGTGACTACCTTGTCCGTAAAGACATTACGGTTACAGGGCTTGATATTATCGACGATATTTATGAGAGAGAAGGGTATGAGTACGTAAAGCACGATATAACAGAACCTTGGCCCTTTGAAGATAAATCTTTCAAGACGCTCCTGTGTTTTGATGTGATGGAACATTTAAGGAAACCTGACATTCCATTTGTGTTGGGTGAAATGAATCGGGTCGGAGTCAACAGGATTATATCGGTGGCGCATTATGATGCTATCGACGCATATACACACCTGACCATTAAACCGTCAGAATGGTGGATGACGTTCTTGGGTTCGTTCAATGGTGAGGTATGGAAGAAGATACACGAAATCGAGAGAAGGCCGGATTGCAGGGCAAGCCTGTTTTTGAGTATGGGTAAATAATGTTACTTGACGAAATAGAAAAACACGGTATCGAGCGAAGAAATATAATGTTTGATGTATGGAGGAAATTTGGCGTTTCCGAAAAGATTAAATTTCAGAAAGTGGAATCGAATGAGGATTTGGCTAACAGCCTGAGTCGCATGGAATTCGACTTCGCTTTTATAGATGGAGCGCATACCTACAAAGATGTGAAGGCCAATTTTGAGGCAGTAAAGAAATGTGGCAGGGTATTATTTCACGATTATGAGAATCCGATGTATCGGGGTTCTATTGTCAAATATGTTGACAGCATAAAAGAAGGCACAGTAATCAGAGAAGAACCATTTGCCTACTGGGAAGGTGATAATCATGGCTAATTATAACAGATTTGGTGCGGTTTATACTGAGCCTGTGGCTTTGTATCCTGAAGCGGTAGTAGCCGACTTCACAGACCAAACTTCAATAGAAGTCCAAATGGATATCGTCGAGGACGATATATACAAGAACCTCAACCCTTGGATTCGTGAATCGCTATGGCACTGTAACGGTGCATTGGTATTATTCTACGCCACAGCAGACCAGACTGTAATTGATATCACCAATGAGGGCGGTCTTGACTACCGCTGTACGTCCAACTGGGAGATAATAGCCAATTATTCCCTGACACCCGAACCACCGTCGAGAGGTGAAGGGCTTACGCATGGCGATGGGATGACAGTATCCGACAATTCCAATGCTATCCGGTGTACTCTGACAGCAGCGAACGCTTTGTCATTAGGTGACAGGGCTTTCTTTAGTTGTACGATTGACCCGACCAGTGCCAACTTCAGCGTTGACAGCCTGAAGAAACTACTGAACATCGGCACAGCAGCCCTGATAGGCCCACAAATTTACACTCCTGATGAAAGCCCTTTGATTGATATGTATAGGAAAAAGTATAAGGAAGGCTTGGATAAAATGTCCAAGATAGCGAACGGCCTTGAAAATACACCCGAACTGAAACGAAGGAAGCAGGTAATATACGACGGCTTCCATGCCAATATGCTTACAGGAGATATCTCACGTTGACAACTTTATCGCTAAATGCCATTAACCGACAGATATCCGACTCGTTGGCTGTCTTACCAGAACGAAGCCATGAGATGTCTATGGAATTGGTGAACATAACAGACTCGGTGCAATTAACCATACTTGGTTCTCTGGCAGCATTGCTGGAGAAGAAGAAAATGAAGGGTGATGTCAGGAGTCTGAGGCGAGATAAAGACTACAAGGCTATGGTCAGCCGGATTCTCGATAACCTCAAAGAGCGTGTGACCAAGAAGATTAAACGTATGCAACTGAGGTCGTACAAAGAGGGCTTACGGTCTATCGCTTCGGCATGGAATCAGAATACCCCGAACGGCATTTTGTTTGATGTAACAGTGAGTAAGGCTGAACTGAAGGCTATTTACGAACGATTGATAGGCGGTTTGACGCTTGAGGATTGGCTTGATGATTCTCTGGCTAAATTACGACGCAAGTTGTTATCGGCAGCAGGTACTTATGTAATCGAACCTACAGGCGATGAAGATGGGAAGGTATTATTAAACAGGAAGATTCGCAGAGGCTTAGATTCCTTCACAAGAGAGTCGAAAGGTATTGCTAGTCAAGCGATTAACGTGGCGAACTCGGTAGCGTATGAAGATGCGATAGAACTATTTTCGGACGAGAGCAAATGGCTTTACAGATGAAAATAAATGTGAGTACGTTTGAAGCCGACATTGGTGCTGATAATGTCAAAGAGTATTTGACTAATCTGAAAACTCAGATGGTCATGTTCATTAACGGCCCCGAATCGCCCGGCCCCTGTATAAGATGCCTGATGTATCACCTTACAATATGGAAACGAAGTGACCCGAATAGACCACGCCCACTTTTACATCCAAATTGTTATTGCCGGGTTGTGCCTCATAATGACCAATCATCGTTGAGGGTATATGATAAAGGTCAGTTTTTGAAAAAAGAAATTAGCAAGATGTCGTTAAAGCAGCGTGAGTTATTGATGGGTAAAAATGTAGCCCGACTTCACAAGACCGGCATAGTCAGAACTGAAGATTTGGTAAGTAAGACCAAGGGCATTGTTTCACTGGATGACCTGTCCAAGAGCAAACTGGGCATTAAGCCCAAACAGATATCCAAGTTGACAGACAGGCAACTTATCGACTTGAATGCAGCGAAAATCGGTAAACCACCGCCACCGCCCGAAGCATCGCCACCGGCTGTACCAGCAAAGCCGAAACCGAAACCACCGAAACCAACAGCAACCGAAGCTAAGGCCAAAGGTGCGATTCAGGAAAAAGACGTAGGTAAAGCCAAGGAAATAGTTGACGATTGGAAAGCAGGTAAAATTACAAGTACAGAACTGGCTGCAAAATCGAAGAAAATCGGCTTAACAAAGATGAAAACCGACGTTGTTGATAGCACAGGCAAGAAGGTGGGCAAAATAGATTTATCTTTGGGCAAAAAGGCTGAGTTGGAATATACCGCAAAACCGACAATGCCGAAAACTCAGGTTAAAGGTGTGAAACCGCAAGATGTAAAAAAACTGAAAAAGTATTTTGATGGTTGGGTAGAGGGCAAATACGACAACGTACAGATTCACAACATACAGCAGAAGTACGGCATTAAGAATTTCAAAGACATAAACGTAATTGACGATTCTGGAAATCTGATAGGTAAGGTAAATGTAACCAGAACAAAGGTGCAAATAAAATATACCGATGAGTATGCAGAGAACATTAGGAAACAACTGAGAAAAACAGAGAATAAGCTGAAAACTATCGACGATTGGGAACTGTCATTAAATAGCGTTGAAAAAGCCTCTATAAACGAGTACACAAGGTCATATTCTGAGATGCTAGATTTCCAAGGGAGATATTTAGACCTGAAAACAGACGCACAAAGGAGGGCTTTTTTAAGCGACCCATACAATAAGTCTGTGATGAAGAAGGTGAATGCAATCGAGAAAGCTATAGAACGTGCGCCTGTGTTTGAAGATAATGCCTTCAGAGGAATGTCGTTTGGTGGTTATAGGGAAGCCCAGAGAAAATATAAAACATTTATCAATAAAATAAATAAGGCAAACGTAAAAAATGAACCTATATCTCTTGACACTATGAGTAGTTTTTCCAAAGAAAAGCGGCTTGCTGAAAGATTCTCGTCGTCAGGCGATAATCATGTTATAGTAGAAGTGAGAGGTGGTTCAAAGACGGCAGCGGACATATCGAGATTGAGCAATTATCCAGAAGAACAAGAGGTGTTGTTCAGGAGTGATGGAAAATATAAAGTACATTCTGTAGAAAAGAAATTTGTTGAACTATACGGTCACGACGTTGATTATATAACTATTTACGAGGTTCCATAATGCCCGAACAAAAATCAATAACAAAAAGATGGTCAGAGCCGATAGAGTTTTCGGTGGGCGATGAAGATACCAACAAACATACGCTAGGTGGTAAATTCATGCGTGATTTTTTCGATGAAGAAGAAGCCAAGGAAAACAAGAAGGAATCGTAATGGCTGATGATGCCTTAAAAATCTTTGAAAACAATCTGCTGCAGGCTTTGAGAGAAGATACCACATTGGCAGCAGTAGCAAGTAACTGGGGTTCTGCACCGGCTTCCGGCGGTCATGTATTTCAGGGTATCACTGGTGAACTTCATCGTGGACGCAATCGGGGCCGGATGCCATTCTTGGAGTTGGCGGTTGACCCACTTGACGCAGAGGATTACAGCACCGGCGGTGGAACACTCAACCTGAGAGCAACAATCAGGGCATGGTATTCCAACGGCCCGAACGATGACGGTGTTCAGCCTTGTAGGACGCTCCTGATGAACTGCATACTGGCTATAAGGAACGCATACTTCGATTCATCCAATGACTATCAATCCAGTGGTAATTATGACCAGAGAATATATCAGGACGCTTCGTTTGACGGCCCGACGATTGACCGACATCGAGGATGCTGTTGGGGTGAAATAACTGTATTTGTGAAAGCGACTTATTCAGAGGCAACGCTTAGATAATGGCCCCTAAAGCAAAATTTACAATGGAACTGGAAATCAGTAGTGCTTTACAGAAGGCACTTACTGAAACGGCTATCAAGGCTTTTTTGGATAAACTGATGAAGTCTGTCGGTCGGTTTATCTTTGGCGACATCGAAGGTATGTCCAAACAATACAGCATAATCGGAAGGCATTTCCTTCAATCAAATGCGGTCGAGTATGAGTACGAACCTTTGACAGAGAAGTATCGGCTATGGAAGCTGAAAAAAGTTGGTAAAAAACCTATACTGGTATTAACTGGTGCATGGAATAAAGCGGCATTACAAAGCACGGTACGAAAGAGAAGCGGTAGGCGATGGGAAGTTACCCCTCAGAAACCGCCTAAATACGCTAAGTATCTGGAAAAAGGTTCAGATAAAATGCCTGCCCGACCTGCATTCACCGTGAATGACCGTGACGAGCAGGAAGTTATGAAATTCGCTCAGAAGGTAGTCGATGACGAATATGGTAAACTGGCTAGAATCGCCGGTCAAGACATGAAGAAGGTGGTATAATGGCTAATAAAGTATATACGATACACACAGCCACGTGGGAAACCGATGAGGATAAGGATGATGTCACAATCGACAACATCGTCACGATAGCACCTGTAATCGGTGGTGATGCGCAGACTTGGTTTGCTGATGGTAACATCTATCCTGAATTTGCTTGGTTGGAGAACGTAAGCGAAACGGTGCGTATCCAATCCAGTAATTTGAGTCTGTTTCAGGATTCCGTAAGTTCAGCCCTTGAGATTGGCGATACCGGCATTTTGAAGATATGGTTCCCCCAAAGAGCAGAAGGTGTGGGTGGAAAAAGTGCTGTAGCATCAAGTTGGCTTCAGGCTATTTGTGGTGGGCCGGTTCAGACTGATGGCTGCATGATTAACCAGATATCCCCTGCTGCGCAACAGGCCGGAGCGAATGCGATGGATATTGATTTTCAACTGACAAGTGAAGATGGTACGACAGAGCCGATAGCTCTGACGTTGGTAAACGCCCAGTAATTAGGAGTTTATGAAATGGCTAATAAAGTTTACACAGTAGGTACAGCGACTTTTGCGGCAAATACGATTCCCGATATTTTGTCGATGGATTTCTCGCATGGTGCAGACCCGAACAATTTCTTTTGTGACGGTGCGATTTATTCAGAATTCGCATGGATGGAGAACATCGTCGAACGTTGCACGGTGAACACCACCGACTTCAGCATCATTATCAGTGCCGGTAATTTCTCGCCGGGCGATACTGGTGCGGTCGTCCAGAATTTCCCCCAACGTGCGGAAGGTGTCGGCGGTAAAGCAGCTAGTTCGACGGCACTTATCGCAACGTGGGTAGCCGGCACGATGTTAGGCCCGATAAATCCTTCGGCTTCACAGGCCGGTGAGAATTCATTGGCTCTACCTTTTATCGGCATAAGTGCCGATGGTACGACTTGCCCTGTATCAATCGCTTTAGGTACAGCAGCATAAATAATTATGTACGCATGGTTTATCAAAGACAAAAAGCCCGGCCCGGTAATGAAGGCTTTGTTTATGAACCCACGCTGTAACTTGTATGAGTTCTGGCAGATGGGTCATACACAACTTTATTTCCGATGGGTCAAAAACGCCAGTCCGTTATATGGCGGTCATGGCACTTTGGTATCTGATACTCCGTTTGATACGTTTCTGTTTCCCAAGGCACACCCGATGAAAGGTGAGCTTCAGTGGGATTGGAAACCATTCACTCTGGCTATCGAAGGTGTCGGCAAAGCGAATGGTTGTGCATGGTTTGGTTTCCACAAGGCTATGGTGGAAAAGGTAAAAATCAATGTTCCAAATATGAAGGCAGTCCATGAGCGACGAATCCAAACAGCAACTTAATACGGTAGATGACCTACTTAAAAAACAGTGGGAAGTGGAAGGCCAGACAGATACACCGCTTCGGTACGACTTTGTAGCGGTGGCTGAATGGCCTGATGAGTCCAGACCTAAAATAGAGAACGAATATCGACGTAAGTGTCCTATACACCACGAAATGTGTAAGTTTGTGACACTGGGCAACGGTGAGGAATGGCTTATTCCCGAACTGGAAGCACTCGGTAAAGATATCCATGTCAGGACAGAATGGGTTCCCGACCCGACAGTCAAAGATGGTTGGATGGTGATGCTGCTTAGGCGAATGATTCCATTCCTGCCCAAAAAAATCGAGTGCAAGATGCAGATGAGTTTTCAGTCGAAATACCAACGCCACAAACAACTGAGAGAACTGACCGCTAAGGTTCTGGCTATGTTGGAATCTGGTGACAAGAACGAAGAAGGCTTGGAAATAAACGTTCCTTGGGAGGACGCTTATTGCATTATGGTACTGGCTTTACGAGTCAACTACATTCTACCTGATGAAGTTATTAACAACCTTGGATTGCTGAGAGAGGAGTTTTTCTGGCCTATACTGTCGGCTTTGTGTGGGTATAAAAAAAAACAAACTGGACAAGAGTTAAATACGCCCTTACCGCAAATGCCGTAGATTATGCCGGTATGTCGATAGCTGAGGCTTTGGCGATTACCACGCACCTTGAGATACAGGGAAAAGCCCCGACTGAACAAATGTGGGATGAAATGTATGGGAAAGGCTTTGAGCCTGATTGGAAAACCGACGAGTTTGAGCATATAGAGAATAACCAATGGCAGATTCGATAAATCTAAAACTCGGTGGCGATTCACAAGATTTCGTAACATCATGTACAGCAGCGGTTAATGCCGAAAGAACCCTGATTGAATATACCAAGAAGGGCAAGAAGGCATTTGAAGACCAAGCGAAATCCACTGATAAAGCCAGTGATTCACAGAAAAAACATGGTCGTTCAACCAAAGGTGCCACGACTGAAGTAGGTGCTTTGGGTCGTATGCTCAGAACTCAAATGAGTGCGGTTCAGGGCTTCATAGGGGCTTGGGTTGGCATTGAGGGTATCAAGAAAGCATGGCGACTAGTTAAAGAGGAAATACAGGCTGTCATCGACGCTCAGAAGAAACTGGCACAAGGCAGCAGGGCTTTGGAAGATTCTGCTAAAGCGGTGATGAATCAGACAGGATGGACATACAAGAAGTCACAGGCCAGAGTTTTAGAGATAATGACCAGAGGCAGATTTGAGGGTCCACAACAGGCAAGGGAAGTCATAAATAAGGCCAATGCCGCTTTTGCGAAACTTGGGCCTGAAAATCAGGACGCTATGGCGAATGTCATAGCTGATTTTGTAGGTAGAAGGCAACTGGGAACGGCAGAATCCGGCTTACTTATCGAAATGTTGAAGAAGTTCGGTGCTAAAGATGTCACTTCCGCAAAGGCACAAATGGCAAAGATTTGGGCCGGTTCTAAATCTTCTATGGCTGAATTCAGTCCATACGTGATGGGTTTATCGGCAGGTGCGCCTGAACTGAAGGAAAGAGGTGCAACGCCCGAAATGCTCCTTGCCATGATGACCAGAGGTCGAGAAGTCAAATCAACCACCATGCAGACCGGCGAACTGATGAAACAGATGGGGATGGCATTAGGTAGGCCCGATGTCAGGAAAGCCTTAGCCAAGAGGGGAGGAATGAGAGAGGAAGGATTCTTAGGACTGTCATACGATGAACAAATTATGAGGTTCGGCAACTGGGTAGCTGAGATGGGTAAGACACCCAAGGGCATTATGAAGATGGGGGAGATTTTACCGCCCGAAATGGTTGGTAGAGTTGGAGCTATGTTCTCGCCCGAAGGCATGAAAAGCATGATGGGATACAAAGCCGAATTCGGTGGAGTAGGTGCGGAAGCGTGGGATAAAGGCAAAACAGAATATGACCCGAACCTCAGAAGGCTTGAAGAAGTCAGGACAACAGCAGCCAAAGGCAAATTGCTTGCATCCCAACAACTGAAGATGGGTGCAGCATTAGTCAGCACAGGTGAATCACTGATGACCAGAATCAGGGCCGGTGAAGATGTGCCTGAATTGACACAGGAAGAACAAGACACACTTCGTAGAGCTTACATCCACATGAACAAAGATAAAGCAGCACAACTTACTGCCCAGTATCTACTTAAAGCAAGAGCAAGAGCTTTAGAACAAAAGGCTATGGCAACAGGTGTACTTCAAAGAGGTATAACAGGTGGGCCGGGGCCGGGAGGCCCAGTATCCTACGCTCCATCCCGACCAACGTGGACAGGTCAGGGAGAGTTCGGCGTGGGAACGGCTGAAATGCTGGAGAATTTAAGAAGGGCAAAGCCGGGATTCTTACAGACAGACCCGAAAGAGTTCGGCGTGGTTGAAGAACAAATAACAGCCCTTGAGAATATGGCAGAAAACATGAAAAGCGTTGACGATAACACAAAGCAAGGTGCAAAATCGCCTCATGCGGTAGAATAGCAGGTACGATATGGCTACAGAAAGCACGTTCAACGGTAACAATATCGGATATATGACGTTGATACGTCCAGACTCGACACCACAAAGATTGCAGGAGCAGCATTTTAGCGGAATCGACGGCGAAAGTGCCTTGTATCACGGTGTTAAAGGACGGGTTCTTGAGTTCGATGGTGTACTCAACAAACCCAATGAAATTGGTGCGTATCTGGCTTTGCTGACTGACGTTGGCTCAATCCAGAACTACATAAATTCAGTGGCCCCATTGGTTCATTATGTCGCCGACACTTTTCAGATATATAATTATTGTCAGATGTTGGAGTATTATCGTTATGGCCCTTGGGGTTTTAATGTGAATGAGATTATTGTAAGATTCAGAGCGACTTTCAAACAGTTATACTGGTGAGGTAATTAATCATGGCAGATTCAAATAATGAAGCATATCCAAGTGATGCAACCCTGAACGCATTAACAGAAGATTTGCATACTGGGCTTGAGTACATCAGCACAGGGCAAGCACCGTATTACCTGCATTTTCGGAAACTGGTATCCCGATTATTGTTGGCTACAGCACCGGCAAGTGATTTGAGGGCTTATGATGAAGGCAGTCTGGACATTGGTGTGAAGTCCGGCTACTTCTTTGACGGAGAAAATCTGCGCACCTATGCCGGAAGCACCGGCAATACCCTTGCCGACGATAAAGCAGCTATATATGTGTACTTATCACAGTCAGGCGGTCTGGTAATCACTGAATACATATCATTCCCTGATTGGAATGTACCTCATGTCAGACTCGCTCAGATAGTAACCAGTGGTGGTGACATTACCAGTATAACCGATTGCAGGGGCCAGAATATATTTACACCGCCGGGCGCATCAGCGAAATCGGCTTGCGACGCAATCGTATGTATAGACAATGAAGTGGTATGTTACGAGAACAGTCCAGTAATGATATAGGAGAAATGTGATGCCGGATTTGAAAGAGAAATCTATGGCATTGGTGGCAAGTGTCGCCAGTGTAAATCTGAACAGTGTAGCGACAACCAACCTGTTTACTGTTCCAGCGGACAAGGTTTTTGTGCCTTCACACGTTATTATCCGAGATTTGTCGGCTGATGCGGCAAGTACGGTCTGCACCTTTGGTCAGACAGGGGCCAAGACCGATTTCCTTGGAAGCCAGACATTGAGTAATCTGAGTGCGGCAGGTAAAGCCGGTATCCTTCAACCGATACCGAACGCAACCACTGTGGTTATCGTGGAATATACCGAAGCGGAGATATTCTGCATTGATGTGACCACTGGTGCTGGTGGGGCTTGTACTTGCACCGTCGATGTTTACGGTACGCTTTCAGACGAATAAGAGAAAAGAAAATTTATCAACTGGAAAGGGCGACCCATGAGTGAAGATAAAGAATCCGTAAAACCGGCAAGTGGAAACGGAGGCCCGAAAGTGGCTAGTATGATATTTGTGGTATTGGCGGTACTCGGCGGCGTTTATGGAATGGTTGATAGAGTCGATAACCATTTCAGCCAGAGGATAGATTTCATGGAGAGAATACTCCATAAATTAGAGTATAAACTTGACCAAGATGATTTGACAGAGGTTGAAAATCAAGGCATGTTTTCGTCGATGCAGGGACGTTTCTCAGAGGTTGAAACTCAGTTCAAGGCGTTGAGTGCTTTGGTAAAAAAAGAGCAAGAACGTGACCAAGCTCGACTTGGAAAACTGGAAATCAAGCAAAATGATTATGAAAATAGGGAACGTTCCCACATAAAATGTGATGCTGGCAGAGAGCAGAGAATTATCAATTTAGAGCGAAAGGTAGGAGTGTGTAAGTAATGTACATTCTTTTAATTCTTGGTTCTATCGCTGCTTATGTGGTTGCTTGGGAATATCCGTTACTAACGAATCATTTAATGCATGAGTTGGGGTTGAAATAATGGAACAACGGCTTATTTATCAGATGGTCAAAACGTATGTGAAGAACAACAGCCTGACGATTGAGCAGGTCGAGAACGCTACCAAAACACAGATAAAGAACGCCTTGAATCCGACACCTTCGCAGGAAGCTGAGTTGATTAAGTTCTGGCCGGGAATAAAAAGAAGAATCATCATGTACCTAGAGAAGATTGAATACAACCAAACTTTGGCTGCTATAAAAGCGAAGCTGACCGCTTCGGAGATTCAATTCCTGAAGCAGAATTTTGAAGTAAAGGATTAGAGAATCATGGCTGATGATGTATATGTGGATGGCGAACTAAGCGGCAGCGGTGATACCGGAGTTGATTGGGATAACGCTCATGAAGGCTTGGCTGGATTACAAGACGCTTTGGATGCTGTAGTAGATGGCAACCAGACCAATATGTATATCCGTAACATGACCAGCCAAACGGTGACGGCTGCTATAGAGGTGGATGCCGGAGGCGGCAGTATAGCAGGTAATACGTGGCTGGATTTAATCTTTTGCGATAGCGAAGGCAACGAACATCCGATGGGAACGAGGGAGGAACTGGACGCAGAGGATAACGATTTAGGGAAGGCAATACTTTGGATTAACGGCATTGAAAATGTACGGGTATGGCATTGCCACGCCAAGGACAATCATAATGGTGCTGATAATACAGACCACGGAATTGAAGTAAAAAACACGGCGGCAAAATATAATTTTGTGTTTATTGATTGCGAAGCATCTGGCTGTTATGACGGATTCAAATTTAGTGATACATCCGATACAAAATGCATTATGCTTTTCCGGTGTTCGTCACATGACAACACCTATTACTCGGTTGTTGATGCGAGTTTTATAGGCAGTCTTTATGTTGATTGTTATTTTAAGGGTTCAGGAACGAATGGCGGTGTGCTACACACATACAGTGCCATTTTCGTAAATTGTATTTTTGAAGGTGGGTATTATGGCAATTATCATTCGTCAGCTTATCCAGATTTAATGTACGGATGCACCTTTATCAATCATACTGTAAGCAATATCGTGCAAGTGGGAAGTAGCATCGCCGCCGCTTGTGCTATAATAAATTGTGTGGGTACGGTAGCAGTTCCGGCCTCGGATGCCTTTGTAAGAATAGTGACCGGTGACGGAAGTTGCCTGTATTGTGATTATTGTATAACTGATTCCGAGAATTTCACGGCAGCTGGTGGTAATCCGCTTGTTCCCGGTAATGCTGCTGGCAACAATTCGCAAGATTCTGTAACAATTACATTCGCTGATGCCGACAACAAAGATTTCACGATGGTGTCGGATACCTTGAGGGAAGCGGGTTCACCTGATTACCTATTGAATCCAAGAAGTATTGGAGCGATTGCAGCGATACGCAGGTCGAAAGGTAGTCACAGAATGATGACGCAGGGGAATATGTTAGGAGTTTTATAATGGATTTTGGCGTATATGTGTCAAAAGCTGGCGTTCTGCAAACTGGTGCTGTGTTGGCATTTGAGAATCTGAAAACTTTCCCGAACGGTACAGACAGGAGTGGTGACGCTCCTAGTTTTACGGAAGTCGGCGGTGGCTGGTACACGTTTGCGATAATTCACGGAACAGCACCGTGGCAGACTGTGGCTGAAGCTCTTTGTGGAGTATTGGATTTGGACAGTGATGCAGCGTTGGGCCTGTCTGACGTTGAGAGATACCAGCCATTCCTGATTAACAAAGCTGGTACTTTCGGCTTACAGCGGCTGGTCAACAAACGTGACTTTGACCAAAGTACCAAGGACGAAACGATTTATGGCGACGATAACGCTACCGCTGAGTTAGACCTTGACCACAGTGAGGCGGCAGGAGTTGAAACGATTACACCAATAGCACCGAGTTGATAGTATGGATGGATTAGCTTTAGACCCGCTGCATTTTGGCGATTTCGGACACGCCAAGACGTTCGGCCTGTCACAGTATTTGGGTGATTTTTGGGCCGGTCAGGACGAGTGCATAGTCATTTTCAGGGGTGCGGAAAAGCCTGAGAACATTGATTGGAATACCATTATCGACGGTCGGGTAGGTTCTGGTAACATCGCCCTCGATTCACCGCCACACGAACTGGAGAAAGCGTATTTCTATGGTGCAAGGCAGATTAGTAAGTTTGGTCGCATGGAGTTGAATATGCAGAACATCCTTCGGTTCCGTCGCTTGTCTGATGGAACGCAGGAGTCCGATATTCCAGACCATGTTACTAATTTGAGAGCGATGACAAAGGCTGATGGCATTATTCAGGTGACGTTCAGCCATTACGTCAATAAAGGAACAACGCCGGTCAAGTTTAACCTGTATTATGACCAAGGACTCGGCAAGAATCTAATCCGCACGGACGGTCTGAATCCTGACCCACAGTGCGCTTTGTATCTACCTTATGACTCTGATACGAATGATAAATCATTGGCGCAAATATCGTGTGGTGCTGGAACAGGGTGCTTGGTTACCAATTCGGTTTATAAGTGGGGCGGTGGTTCTTTGTCTGTTTACGGCCCTTATGGGCCGGGCGCATACCTCTACTCTATGAGTGATTGGGCTAATTTCGGGAAGGATGACTTCACGCTTGAGGGGTGGGTAAGAAGTGAGTCAACCAGTACCGATTTTATTATGATGAAGCTATCGCTTGGTGCTAATGATTACATCTTATGGGAAATTGACGGTAACGTACAATTCGGCACGATGACTTTTAAGTTCTCGCATGAAGGTTCCTTTGTGACAATTCAATCTAATGCCGGAACGGTGCAGGTTGGTGCTGATACATGGTATCATTTGGCGGTAACTAGAAGCGGAAACGTATTCAAACTATTCTGGAACGGAACACTAATCAAGACGGCAACGCAGACGGAAAGACTGCCAAGTTTTCCTCCTTTAGGGGCAGGTGGGAATCTCCTGAACGGCCCTGACCATGATATGTGGATTGACGATTTCAGGGTATTGAAAGGGGTGGCAAAATATACAGACGATTATACCGTACCGACTTTGGCGCACGGTTGCAAACTTGGTGAGGTAACACTTTACAGGGGCGATGGAGTCTATTCCTTTGATACACCTGTTTTACCTGATGGTCAGTATTGGATAGCAGTTCAAGCGGAGGATACGGACGGAAACGAGGACAGGTATGTTATTCCTGTGCTTGGCATAGCTGACGGAACAGGGCATGATGTAGTGACTGACCACGAATCCGAAACGGTGATGATTTGAGTGTTTATACTGACATAACTGAACTGCCGCCGATTCAAGCGCCGGGAACGCATGGTGCTTTATTGTTTCCATGGTCGGACGCTTACACAGGAAAGTTGTACCAGCTTTATATCAACGGCGAACTGGTAGCTGAAACGAATTATGTAGGTGCTGCCAAGAAGTTGCTTTCGCACACACCGAACCATTTTGTGTGGCAGATAGTCGCTATCGACCCAGCAAGTTCAGGAACGGATTATAGTAGCGATTTGGATATGACCGACAGTCAGGGGAACAAGGTCAAGGTGAAATGGCCGAGGTCTGCCGAGCTATTTGAGATTGGTAGTTACGTTAATATGTTTGGTGACAGGGGTAGTGGAACAGTAAGCTATGCGAGTGCTTTCAATAGAACACCGATAAAGATATTCGGTGGCAATATGCCGAGGTGGGGCTTCGGATTGAGTGGTTTTGGTAACGAACCGTTTGGATATGACGGTGAAGGAATAGGCTTCGGGTTGGGTTCGTTTGGTCTTGGTGGTTTCGGGTTCGACTGCGACTATGTGGAGTGGATATCGCTACCGCACCCGCCGGGATTCTACAAATTCCATCCGAGAGCATACGACAGGTCGGGCAATATAGACGACGGTACGTCCGATGTTCTTACTCAATTTGTGGACTGTCTGCCTCCGGCTCCGTTGCTGGAGATAGCGAGTTATGACGACGCAACGGACGTTTTGACTTTGACGGTTACGGCTGGTACTTTTGCCGTTCCTTATGGGTGATAAAATGGGTTCAGGTAGTAATTATTATAATTTGATTGAAGGTGCTTTGCCGGTGGTGGTTAAGTTGTATCCGCAGGACGACAGCACGACCGACGCACCTTGTTACAGCGAAGGCTATCAGGAACCTTTATTGCAAGCCAAGATGCTGAAACAGCGGGCAGGTGATGTGAACATGGCGGTGGTTGAGTTCCTGCTGTCCGATTGGCTCAGTATGACCGGACAAAATCCGTTACAGGTAAGGCCGGAGCATTACAATGATTATGTGTGGGTGGACGATATGGCAGAAATCGGCTTCTATGGATGGCAAGCGACAATCACGCCGATATTCATTCCGTTATTTGTCGGGTTTCTGGCGAATCCGAGAATCAATATACAGGGCAAGGGCAGGGAAACGGTCACGTTTGAGGTGCTAGGGTTTGGACAAAGGCTGAAGGACGTACAGGTCAGAGGTAGAATCGTCAAGACAAAAAACCATGACCAACAAGTTTTGGAGGCCGAAGCACCTACCTTCAGCCTTGACACGGAAATCAGAACAGCAGATTGGACTATAGTTGATTTACCTCTTATTTTCAATGAGGACGCAAAACCGAACGCTACGCAATATAATTACAAAAAAACTCGCGGGCAGTTACCTATCGTGAAACAACTTGAAGAAGAAGACGACGAAGATGAAGTTGAAGATGAGGAAGAAGAAGACGACGAGGAGGAAGATGGGCCTACCGTTGAGTATCCTATATTTGAGGATTCCGAGAGAAAGATAATGAACGCAACTGCAAAAAGTTGGACACTTGCAGACGCTATGAAGTACCTGTTATTTTCGTACAATGACGAGAGGTATGTCTTGAATCCTGATGCAGATACCATCGAAAACATGATGGACGCAATAAAAATAAGTCATGTGGATTTAAGGGGTATGGACAATCTGTTTGACGCTATAAAGCAAATGCTGGTCGGCACGCCGTTCTCGTTTTATATCGACCCTGTGCCGTTTGGGGTGAGTCAGGATGAGGACGTTAGTGTTCCCGAAAGTGGCTACCTGAAGCGTTGCGGTTTGGTTTTCTTTAAGAGAGGGCAGGGGCCAAGTATGCCGGTGTATCTTGACCCGCCGGGAACTGCTTTGCCGGACTCGTTGTCTAATGTAGAACAGTTGAGTGTTCAGAAAAACACATCGGCAGCAGTCAGGACTGTTGAGGTTATGGGTGATTTTGAATATATACAAAAGACTTTTGTATTTGATGCGAGTGCGAATGACCGTGCGGAGGGAACCGATTTTATAAGGGCGTGGTCAACTTTCAAGAGAATAGAAGAATACTATGACGGAAGTGATTTTATTACTGAAAGAGAGGAACAGTGGAACAATCGGTATAATATGGACGGTAAGGACTTCAGCGAGTATAGTGATTATTTCAGGGTATTTGCTCTGAACGAAGCAGGTGATTACAATTACACCTACAACCGGAATTGGAGGCCGAGGATTTATAGTTTCGATGATGTGTTTGGGCGTAACCGTTACATGGTTCGCCGGCGCAAGTTTTATAAAAACATCGAATTTAAGGACAGCACGGTTCACAGAGAGTATTATCCCCCGACACTGGAAATCAGTTTTGACGGAGGAGATAATTATCAGCCTGTGAAACCGAGTGCCTTCGAACTGGCAGACGATGAATGCAAGGTCAGGATAACGGTAAACCGGCTGGTTGACTTTTGTAAAATAGAAAATAACGAAGATGTGGTCGAAGAAAATTATCTGTACGGCTTGAAAACTAAGAAGTTGCGGTTGAAATTGACTGCCTGTGTACGTTCCGATGAAAGAATTCTGGGGTCATCCTACGCCAACGCCGCCGGAGCGACGAGGTTTAACAATAAAAGGCTTATAGAGAATCAGAAAGGGTTACTGTTAAAAAGGGGCATCAACGCTATAGTGGACAGTGCTAATTTTGACAAGAAATCCGATTTACCTAAAGCGTACATAAGGGCTATATCAACGTTGGCGGTCTTGCAGGACGGTGTTTCCGATACTAAGTTGACGTTGAGTGGAATAAATTTAGGCATGATGATAGGTGATTTGATTAAGAAAGTGGAGGGCAGAGAGATAAGTTTGGGTTCAAGAGAAGGAACAGGAGCTAAGTATCCGCAGGTGGTGGGCATTGATTATATGTTTGGTGACAAACGCCATTTAACCAACCTAGATTTGGATGTTTACAGAGGATGAGTATAAAATTAAAAACTGAAAGACTTGCCAGAGAAGCAGCCGACGCTGAAAGGGCTATGGTCGATATCAACAGAAGCCATGCTGATTTACCGAGGGTGTCTTTTAGCCGGGGTGTGTGTCAGGTTGAAAGTAATGCTGATGGTGGCGGTCATTATAATTGTCATCTACAGGAGTTGAAGGCTAAGGACGACGAAGGCACTGAAATATGGAACACCAATAACAATCCGTTTGCCGATAAAGGTGAAACGGAAGTCGTTTTGAATATAAGTGAGGCAGGTACAACCGGTCATGTCCTGTCGGTAGGAACGTATCTATATACATGGAAACAGGCCGACACTGAAGGAACGCTCAGGAGATTAGGTGTTGCGGCAAGTGGTGGTGGCGGTTCGGTATCGTGGGCTATGGTTCAATCGGTACACGATATGCACTTCACCTGTAACCTGCTTAATGACGACTTGACGGTGAAACAGGAGAACGTGTCGGTCTATGTGTTCATGCACGGTTTATACAGTGTAGATAACTACTTGTCGCACAAGACAATCCCACGCATCGAAGCACCTTATATTGTGCCTGTGGTACAGGTTGCTAGTGTCTGGTATCTTATGCAAACGCTTACGCACGTTGGCGAAGATAAGTCTATCAGATGGGCATCGCAAGATTCAGGTATGGATGAACCACTGAGAGCAGCAGGTTTTTTCAGGGAGTGATATGTATCCGCAAGAGTGGGCTGATGTTGAATTTCCCCCGACTCGCTGGCCTGTGACAGCGGAAATGGAAATTACACACGAACACTTTGAGGATTTAAGGAAAGCGATTTACCGACGATTCAAGGGTGGGGGCATCTGGCCTTTTTACAATTATTCGTATTCTCAGTTCGATTATTTCATGGTAGGCGGTGGGCCGACGGATGGTGATTGGTCAAATTATCATGGGATTAGAGGTGACTATTTTTCAGGCAAGCATTGGATGTGGCAATCTGAATACGAGGAACGACAAACGTATTTCGACGGACTTGGAGTTTGGTTGGAACAGAATTATGGATACACTTGCGGGGGCAGCAAGCCGACCGGCAAAGAGCATGTCTATACTCCGCTTTGGGTTTATTTACCCATGCAGACAAAGCACATGGAAGATAACGTTGACCCGACCAATGACGCACGAACGGAACTGAATTGGTTCAAAGCGTACAGCGGTTTTCCTTGGGCGACTCTAATGCAAGGTGACATGGACGGCAGAGACTTTGCAGGGGTGGCAGGTGTAAAGAAATCGCCTGACCCTTGTGCTGATGATAAAGACTGGTTCGCTTTGTTTCAACCGAAGTTCCAAAGCTATAGAGGGTGCATTGAATACTTGATGGAAAAGGTAAGGTGGGTTGATAAGTGGAAATTTGATGCTACTATCAGTGCTTTTTATGGGCCGCAACCAGTTTGGTACTTTAAACGTATTGGCGAAATCGTAACAACCCGCTGGCCGACCAGAATGCACGAAACTGTAATGATGCCCACTTGCCCAGAAGAAGATAGCTGGAACAATGACTATCTACAAAACGGTGGTGATTATTTTCTGTGGTTAGCACAGGAACGATATGGAATAGAACTCGACACTTGGCTTGACACTTATCCTGTCGGCGATGGGATATATTCCGGCCCTGTAGTACGTCCGATGTGGAAGGAACATTCTGAATCCTGTGGACAATACGAACTTGACTTTCATTCCATTAACGATTTGATGTATGTTCTGCTGTGTATGCAATATATTCAAGCACCTACGGAAATCGAGCAATTCGATATGTGTAATACGATAAGTCAGTTGAAACGGTCTGATGAATGCACAGTTACGACCTGTTATGAAGATGCTTACGCTGATTTCAAAAATGCCGTAGGTCGTGAAGAAGCAAGGGGGGCAAACAGTGGGTTTAGTTGTGAGGCTGTTTGTGACTCTATAGTCAACCCGTCCGGTTGTACTGAAAATGATTTTTATTGGGTTTACAATTCAACCCCGATGCCTAGCGAAAGTCCACCGTGGGATGCGTGGGGTGGTTCGTATTGGAGGGATTACTTAAAAGTGGTACCGAACTGGGCGTTACAACTTACATCGTCTTTTGGCAGAATAAGAGTATATGAAGCATTAACGTCTGACGATTATGTTTGGGATGAAGTGACTGAAGATTGGATTATTGATGTTGAACGTGCGCCGATTAGCCCGATAGAATCAGGTGGTGTTATTACTTTTTCTGTAGCCATTATTTGGGATGGGTATTCTCGTTGCGGGGATTCTGGTGATGACTATGAAAACGGCTCTATAATGGGAGATTCATATCCGTACTTTCCGATATCGGCAAATGAAGATGGATGCTCTTATGGTAATAGACCGGTTGACCCTGAACCGGTACGAACTGGCTATTGGGATTTGGGTATGGAAAACGAACCTAAAAGTGGTAGCAGTTGGCAGAATTATCCGTTTACATTTTGGAAATCAAAAATAGGCGCACAAGCTGATTGTCCCGGCGTTACAACTCCAAATGATTCAAGGATAAGATTTGGTCTTGTTGGTGCGGGCTATGGTATGCGGTGGGATTTAGTATTTGCAGGTTGATTATGGGTTGTAAAGAAAAAATAGAAGACTGTCATAAAATTTCTGATAAGTGGTCGAACATCGTAAAAGGTTTTACTGCTGCACTTGCGTTTCGTATATTACCTGAAGGCTGGTGGGATGGAAGGGAATGGATACTTGAGCGTTCGGCTATTTGTAATGAGTGTGAACACCGAACCTTTTTGCCAATAATGGAATGGGGTATAAGGACGTTAGAAGCAGCGATAAAGGACAGGCTGCAACCGAAAGAAACGCACGACTTGCCGATAAATCATACGCCGGGTTCTTACGATGTGTTGTGGTGTTCGATATGCAAATGCTGTTTGGAAGCAAAAATAAAAGTACGCAAAGAAGATTGCTGTATAGGCAACTGGAAAGGAATAGATTATGGCGATTAAGTATTGGGACGGTACAGACTCAGGAAACGACGGTGATTTTGCGACTGCTGCCAACTGGGTTCCGAGTGGTGTTCCGGCAAGTGACGATATTCTGGTATTTGACGGTCGGACGAATCAGGATTTAACTGACAACGTTGACCAGAGTGCGAAACACTTTGACCAGATATGGATTCATTCCGGTCACAGCGGGAAAATCGGTACAGCGGCGAATCCGCTTTGTTGTGGTGTGGACGAATTTGTGGTATTGGAAGGTTCTGGTGATATCTATTTGATGTGTGGAGAGGGTGCATCCAATTCAGAAATTCCGGTAACGGTGGTCAAGGTTCCTGCTTCGACTTACGTTCAGCTTATGAGTGAGAAGAACGACACGTATCAGTCGTCGTTTAAGTTGGTGGTGCATATATCAGGTGAACTGTATATTTGCGGTGACAATCCTCCAACAGCCCCGACTCCGACGATGGACGCAGGTACATTTGTGAACCAGATAATTACCGTACCTCAAAGCACACAGAATACAGCGGCCAAGTTGCATATTGGCGACGGCTGCACGGATGACGTTGGCGGTGCGACCAAGACCGAACTGATAGCGAGTGCCGGTCAGATAAAATCCGAAACTGAGGATAGTAATTTTCAGCCTATGCTATTGATGGGTCAGTGTTCCTATAAGAAATTGTACTAATATATTGAATGTCTAGAAAGTACGAAGGCACGTCGGAAGAAATGCATTTGTTTCCTGTGACCGTGATAGTTTGCATCCAACTGTTGCGGTCACTTTTTTTTGAAAAATAATTATTTTTTTATGCGGTAGATTTGACAACATTGCCGAAGTGTGTTATAATATATTAGAATGATTAATAAAACCCAAATGAAACAAGGAGTAACAAAAATGGCAAGGTCAACAAAACCAGAATTGCTGGACAAAATTCGGACAAAAATGTTGAAGCGTTTAGAGTGGGATATTAAAAAAGTGAGCGAATTGACCGATGGTTTTAAGCAAAAGAGTATTCCGCAACTTCAGCGTATCTATACTCAAGCCCGCTGTGCAAGTCCTCCGTCAAGAGTGCTTCGCTACTATGACGGCAAAACGGTGGAGGTGAGGCTTACCAGCAGAGTTATTGTTCATGATGAGGACGATATCAGGAGCAAGGCAGAAATAGAGAAACAGTGGAAGGATGCAGCGGACAAAATGGAGAATTTGGCTTTGGCGTTGGAAACGGCACTTGGAGTCAAAGTCGATTACGTGGACGAGGAAAAGGTGGAGTTCATGGGAACCAAAGGGGAGTTCATTTCAATTAACAAGGTTTGCAATGGTAAGCCGAGGATTCAAGTCAGCGTTCCTATTGATGAGGAAGGCAGCAACAACTATCGGTTTGATATAGTACAGAAGCCCGAACTTTAAGGAGTAACAAAATGAACCGTAATTTACAAAAAATCAGAAATCAGCACAAGAAAGAGCATGAGGAATATCTTAGGATTAAGCAGGGCCTTGACCCTGATGACCTGATTGATGAAAGTGACAATCCGTCGAACGGTTGGAGAAGCCCAAACGATATCGAGCTTGAGGAAATGGTAATAATTCCGCTGATTCGTATTCAGGACGCAGAGAAGGCTACACCGTTGGCAGAACTATTCGACGGCAACAGGACTTACATGAAACTCGACTTACTGGTATGTCCTGACGGTGGCGAACTTCAAGTAAGTGTGTATCCCAAAAATCCAGACTACCAAGACATATCCAACATTGAGGAAGTTAAGGGAATGGTAATGTCAGTAATGGCAGATTACATAATGGTATTGGAAAACTAGAATAAGGAGAATCGTTGTGGCGAATCGAATAGAGGACATGATTGAATTGGTTCAGGTTGAACTGGCAGATTTGGTGACATCTGGCGAAAAAACACCCGAAGCACTGGCACAGCTTAGTAAAAAACTGGATATGGATTTTCAGGAACACGCCAAGTATCAGGAAGTCAAGTCGATAGCGGTATCGGAAGGTACTTTGAACTCTGAAGAAGCTCAGAGCATTTATCGCTACCTGAGCCATTCTGTAGATAAATTCAATAGTCAAACGTTGGCTGTCAAAATCGCATTGACCAAACTCTTTGCAATCCTGATGCAAAAAAGACTTCAAAAACAAGGAGTGCTTTAACTATGGATGTTAGTTGTGCAAATTGTCGAGAACCTTGGGATACTTATCATTTAATGTGGGATGAAGTGCATGAGTGCGTTTTGGACGAAGAACTAATTAAGATGTGGGAAGGCAACTTCAATAAAAGCTCAAATATCGAGAACCAGAAAACTATCTTTGAGAAAGCGTTTGAAGAACGTGGGTGGAAGTTCGCACACCATAATGTCTGTGCTATCCTTCGTTGTCCTGCTTGTGAGGATAATGAGGAACACAACGGCAAAGACCCGAAGGCAGAACAACGTGCAGAGTTGACAACTACACTGGCTGAAATGCTTGACGGTGATGAAGATGGTTTTGCTAGTATGAGTGAAGCTATCGAAGATTTTATCGAGTGAGGTAATTTTTATTATTTTGTAATTGCTTCTTGTTGGGTACGTGTTATAATATATTAGAACATAAACCCACTTAATAAGGAGTAACGAATTATGGCAAACGACGTAAATCAAATCGAACGAACTGACATTTGTAAATTCTGTGGTGTTATCGGCGTGAAAACTGACCCGATAAACCAGCATTGTGATGATTGTATCAATTATCAATCTCGTAAAAAAGATGAGTATCTAATCTATGTCGATTGTGCGACCCAACTGGGTTGGACGGTCAAAACTTATGGCGAATGGTTGGCCTCTTAATTAAGGAAACAAAGCATGAAACTACTGACAAAAAAACTGATTGAGGATATGCCTGAAATCGGTTCAGGTGACAAATGTGGTGATGGTGACGATGCGAAGATTGTATGTAAGTTTTTCACACCTTGGACAAACTGGACTTGGTACGTGTTAGAAGGTGGGCCGGTCTTTGACGAAGATACTGGAGAGCAGACCGATTACCTGTTTTTTGGTATGGTTCACGGTCTGGAACATGAACTTGGCTACTTCAGCTTATCAGAACTTGAAGGATTACGTGGGCCGGTCGGATTGAAAATCGAACGTGACCTATACTGGAAACCGATAACCTTGGGGGAATTGAAAGCGGAAGGAGTAACGGTCTAATGCCGTCAATACAAACCAGAGTCGAAGGTAAAAGGGGATGTGGGTACAGAAAACAGGGCAATATGTATCTGGTAGCTAAGTTCTTGGGAAAGCCATGCGGTAAGCTACCGATACCGCTTCATATCTGCCCGACCTGTAACAATGGTATCAAACCGGCGAGAGGTTTTACGTGGCTGAACGGCACGACACTTCTGGAAGGTACTATCTGTGACCGTATGGGAGTCGCTAAGAACTCTTGTGCCACCTGCCCTCTCGACCAAGAGCCGGGGCGTGTCGGTTTACTGTGGGTTGGGGAGCAGCATTACAAGACCACTTCACAATTCACAGCCGAAACGTTAAAAATGGGAGTGAGCAGGGTAATAAATACTTTGCCACGTGATTTTAAGATTGGTGAAACGTGGGTTTGGTTGGCCCACAAGAAAGCCATCCCCTGCCCTGATGGTACATTTTCAGCCGGTGTATTTGTGGTTTATCAGCCGAAAGCGGTCGAATATGTGGTCAAGGACGATGACGATACTGAGAAACTTGAACGGCTTGAAAAACGTGGTATTACGTTGGTGAAGGTAATTAAAAAAGACCAATTCAATTTTGATAATGTAGAGGAGCAAAGCGTAAACTGATGGAATCCTACGTGAAATATAACGGTAAGTATTGGCGATGGTGGGGTTTGACAAAAAGTAACGGTGACTATCTCTTAGAGAGTTTAGTCGATGACGGCGCAGGTGTATCAGCACCGGCCATGAATGTGAAACCTGCCGAACCCCACCAAGTTGATGCAATCCGCTATTTTGAGAACGGAGGACAGGAGTTTCCCGACGAAGTGCGTTTCTGCCCGATGTGTCACGGAGAAGACATGAATAAACTTGATGAGCTTTCGGAGGAGTTGAAACAGCTAAGAAGAAAATTTGAATTATTATTCGCTTCTACCATTGACAGCCGGTTTTAATATATTATAATGACATTATGGAAACATTTGCAGGAATAGTATTGAAGGAAATCGAGGAGAGGGGTTGGTCAATCAAAGACTTAGCCGATGCGTGTACTGACATCATGTGTCAGTCCATGTTTTACAAATGGCTTAACGGTGAGAACAGACTGTCTGAAGACAGAGCAATTCAGGTAATGGACAGGTTGGACTTAGATATAGTTAAAACGAGATAAGGATGCACTGGTTTAGGCTCTGGAATGAGTTTTCAACTGACCCCAAAATACAATCCATGCCCGAAGCTATGCAACGCCGGTGGGTTATGGTACTTTGCCTTCATAATCGGGGTGACTTACAAACTTTAAGCGATTCTGAGAGGGCATTCGCCCTGCATATCACTGATGAAGAACTGACCGAAACCAAGAAATTGTTTACCAGCAAGGGGTTTATCGACGGCGATTGGAAGATACTGAACTGGGATAAACGTCAATACAAATCTGATACCAGCGCAGAGCGAACCCGACAATATAGAGAACGCAAGAAAACTGACCAAAACCTTGCGTCTGGTCACGGTGACATACCGTTATCTGATGATAATAGTCACGGTGACGTCACGGTGACACGCCCAGATACAGATACAGATACAGAGTCAGATACAGACAAACTACTAACGAACAATGTACTCGCTAAAGACCCGAAAATTCGTGATATGATTGAAAGAGCCATGAAGCACCAGAGGTTATTTGTTCAATTTTGTCCTGAGTATGCAAAACTCAATAAAGAGTACCTAAGTAAAAACATCATAGAGAGTTGCCAAGAGTACGACGATGTAGATATAACAGAGTGTATTCACCAGTACGCCAGCAAAGCAGATAGTTGGGGGCTGATAAGGCATTATTTAAGCAATACTTATCGAACCAAAGAACAAAAGGCAGAGTCAGAGGCACGGAAGAAATACGGTCATATCGCTATGAAACAGAGATTAGCTAAGTGGCGCAAGGAACAAGCCACGCCCGCACAGGCTCAAGCAGCGATTAAGGCACTCAGAGCGACCGTGAAGGGAAGCAAGGTGAAGATATGACTCCCAATACCCCTGAAACCAGTACAGGCGATTTTATGGCTTTTAGTTATAGTCATAAAAGTCAGGTGACAACTGACCTGACATAGATGATAACAGTTATTAACTTTTAATTTGACTTTCAGCCGATGTAGTTTACAATAGATAACATGAAACCTATAAAAGCCATAGTAGTGAACGAGCAAAGAACCCCTGAAGTCCTGCAAATGCTTAATGAGTATAGGGATAAAGAAAACATCAAGTCTGGAATCAATGCCTTGGAGAATCTGGTGAAATATGGCATGGAACATATCAAGTGGCTCAGGTCGATGGAAAAAAAGTGAAACTGATTATGGAGAACCGTTGTGGAAAAATTTACGTGGCATCAATCCAAACTTAACCTGATGTTGGATTGCGGTGAGGCGTTCCGAAGGCGTGAGCTTAATAAAGAACGTGAGCCGTCAGGATATTATGCAGTCAGGGGGTGTGGCACTCATAAGGGCCGACAAGTCAACCTACTTTACAAGAAGGAAAAAGGCTATAACCGTGAGTTATCGGACATTACCGATGCAGCGCGTGACGAAGTGGTGGGCTATTTCCTGAACGATAACATAAACCTTTGTGATTTTGAGGGTTTACCAAAAGCAGCGGTTCGTGACCAACTCATAGACGAAACCATCCAACTGGTGAAGGCCGACTTTAAGTTTTATCAACAAAGGATAAAACCAATGGCGGTTGAGCTATCGGTTGAGGTCGAACTTCCTGATTGGCCTTTTAATCTGAAGGGCCGTATCGACGTAATCGAGAAGGATTACACTTTACGTGACCTGAAACAGACCAAGAGAACGCCACCGGCTTTTGCAGCAGCGTGTTCAGACCAACTGTCATTATATCATATATTTCACAAGGCCAAGTATGGGGTAGCACCTAAGAAAATGACACTCGACTGGTTGGTTTTCCAGAAATCGGGCATCAAACCGATAGAGCAAAGAACCATGAGGACGGAAGCAGATTTGAGGGTGACGATGCAGAAATTCGCTATGGCACAGAGGGCGATGGAAGCAGGAGTATTTCTACCGCCACCTGTGGGATTCTGGAAATGCAGTCCAAAATGGTGCGAATTCTATCCGACCTGTAAATATGTGAATGGACTGATGAAAAATGACTGATGACCTACTAAAAGAATGCTACTGTTATACTTGCAAAAAAGACTTTCATTACCTTGGTATTGCCCGACATCGAGCCATGCACAGAGATAAAAAGGAAGATTGTAAAATCAGCTATACCAACGGTGACGTTTATTTACATGAATTTAGCAAGCCAAGAATAAAGTGGCCCGAAGGGAGTTGAAGCATGGATTTCTATTATAGAGTGCTTACAGGTATTGGTTGTGCCACAGGTCTAGGTTACGTACTGGGTTTTTTAACAGCATTATGGGTGAAGAAAAAATGAAACTATTCCAACTGATTAGCATAGCAATTATAATGACAGGATTAGGGATATCCTTTTTTTTTATGATATCCGATTTGACGTAAGTATATATTATGTTATACTTTACAAAAGTAACCATATATAAGGAGAACCGTTATGGCAAATCAATTAGTTGAAAATGTTGAAGCGAAACTGGTCACAAGGAAGAACCTTCGTGACCTACTTTACAGCGATTACATGAAGGGCGAACTGGCTAAACTTCTGCCCAAACATCTGACCGCTGAAAAAATGATTGGTGTGGCTGAGAGGGCAGCAAGTCGAAACCCGAAACTCTTGGAATGCACCGCAACCAGCATAGCCAAGTCGATTGTCGAATCGGCGACACTGGGCCTTATGCCGGACGGAACACTTGGTCAGGCTTATCTAGTACCATTCTGGAACGGCAAAAACAGATGTCTGGAAGCGATACTGATTGTCGGGTATCGGGGACTGATAACACTGGCAAGGAACACCGGCGAAATCGGCTTCATCAGGGCTGAGGTTGTCTATGAGTGTGAAGCTGACCACTTTGAATACATTTTGGGCCATCAGCCGATGATAAGGCACGTTCGCAACCTGAAAGTGGAGCCTGACGACGACAAAATCGTCGGTGCTTACTTTGTCGGTAAGTTACGTGGTGACGATTCGGTACACTCTGACTTTATGACCAGAAGCCAACTACTGTCGGTTATGCAGTCGAGTCCAAGTAAAACCAAAGACGGTACTATAGTTGGCCCTTGGACAAACTATTTTGGTGAAATGTGTCGGAAAACACTGGTACGCAGAGGCACGAAATATCTGCCTATGTCGGTGGAGTCACCGTTAGCCAGAGCATTAGACCATGAAGATAAGATGGATGACCAACTGTCGAACTTACTGGACGTTCCTGATGCACCAGAGCCGGAAAACATAATAGACGGCAAGGTAACTTCAGAAGAAGAACAAGCCCCCCAAGCAGGTGCGGCTGCGCCTGAACCACTAACAAACCGCACTTCCGAACCTCTCCCCGATGTAAAGAGCGAGGAAGGCAATCAAGCGCAGCCCCCTGCTTCCCCCCAAAATGGTAAGTTGAATCAGTTATGGTAATTATACAGGAGAACCGTTATGAAACTGAATAAGTTGCAAGTCAAAAATTTCCTTGGTCTGCCGGATGCAGATATCGACCTATCAAGCCCTGTGTCAGTGTTCCTCGGTACGAACGCTCAGGGTAAATCTTCCGTGAGGGATGCCATCACCTTTGGCCTTTGTGGTACTGTACCGAATCGGGGTTTTAATCGTAAAAACCAAGCACCGCAACTGGCTTGCCGCGCAGGTGATGGTACTCTCTCCGTCACCTTGGAAACACCTGAAAGCGTTATAGCCAGAACTGAGAAGAAAGGCACTAAGGTGACTATCGACCCTGAAACGGCGATGTTGGCGATAAATCCACAAGATGTCTTGGGGATGGATGCGAAGAACCGACAACGTGTTTTCGGTGCATTGTTATCGCACTCGTCACAAGCGGATAAGATTGAAGAATACCTGTCCAAGATGAACGGTTTCGGCACTGAGGTTTATGATAAATGTCGGGATAATCTGGATACGGCACAGGATTGGGCTATCGAACAACGTCAGCAATATGGTCGGCTTATCAAAGAACTAAACACTAAGAAGATGTCAGCACCAAGCAGCGTGGTCGATATCGGTGAAGGTGATAATGCCCGAACATTCGACCTGACCAAACTAACCATGAGCGACATCGACGACAAAATCAGGCTCAGGCAAAACGAACGTGACAGCTATATGAAAGAACTGGGTACTCTGCCAGATAATCCACCTGCTACCGATGGCCTTTTAGAGCAAAAAAAGGCAATCGAAAAATTCATCGTTAAGCAGGAAAAGGCTCTTGAGGAAAACAAGCGTGATATCGCCAACCTCAAAGACCTGATAAAGACCCAACAGAAACAGGCACAGGAATTGTACAAGAAGGGTGCTGAAGCACACGGTCACATGAAACGGCTTGAGGCTGATTTGAAGAAATGGGAGGATATGGGTGACTTCTGCCCACATTGTAACAGTGAGATAGCGACCGAAAAAAAGAACAACTTAATTGATGCGGTCAAGCAGCAGGTGACATTATGCAAAAAAGACTTCAACAGCTATGATAAAGCGGTAGCTACTCTGGATAATAAAATGGAAACCAAACATGGTGAGTTGAAAAGTGCCGAAGAAATACAGGAAACCTACAAAAAGGCCATCAAAGACAGCAAGGAAGATGTCAAATCATTTGACGATATGTTCCACGCAGGAGCAAGGATACCTGTACTGACCGCTGACCTGAACGAAGTGAACCAGATGATTGCATTCAATGAGAAACTACGTTTGGAGAAATCACGGTTTGATGCGGTCATAAGCGAAAAAAAGAGCATTGAAGCCAGCATCGAGAACTACGACAAGAAGTCAGCCGAAATGGACAGGCTCGACAAACTACTCAAGCCCGATGGTGATTTGCGCCGGATAGCGAACGAAGCACTGGCGACAATACCATTCGATGAAGTATTATTGAAGGTTTGGGATATGGAAGGACTGATGCTTTCGTCCGAAGGAGAGATAACTTACTTGGGCAGTCCAATAGAGTCGGCAAGCGACAGTGAGAAATATCGGGCCGGAGTCCTTTTGTCAGAACTACTTAGCCGGAATTTGGGAATAGGTATTCTGGTATTGGACGGAATCGAGATACTGGACAGCTTTTACAAAACCCACTTGTTCCAACGTTTACCAGCTTGGTCGAGCAACTTCGACAACATCATTTTGATTAGCACCGTTCTGGATAAGCCGACGAATATACTTGACGAAGCATGGTTAAAGTATTATTGGGTTGATAATGGTAAGGTGGAACCGTTGACATCATAAGTTTATTTTCACCTGCGCTTGTGTTCGGGCGGTTGGAAGTTCTCAACGGTTCTCCTCGACTGCCCGACACAAGCAATATCTAAGGAGATTCAGTAAAGAAAAAAAAGGGCAAATAAGCACTTTCAGGCTATCAGAGAGTGGGCCTTGACGATTATTAACAGGGTGAAAATACATGGACGAAAAACTCCAGAAGGACAAAAATAAACCGTTTATTTACCAGAACTCATGCCGACTAACCGTCACAAATCACCGCAATAAGCACCTGATGTTGAACATTAAGAGCGAAAAGGAAGAACTTTCAGTCCTACTACCAAGAGATTCAGCCTGTCTTTTACAGGAATGGTTACGCCAGAACAACTACATTTCCAGTACGTCAGAATTGTTTAACCAGTTGATACCATTTATGTTACCGAAAAACGCAGAATCAATGATAGATAATCTGGAGAGAGCGAAAGTGATACATAACGCTGTGATTGAAGGGCTTGGAATATCCGAACGGAAGATAAGAAGTGCAGCAAAAACCAAACCGATTACCAGAGCGAGATACCTGCTGTTTTTCATGCTGAGGAAATGGACATCATTATCCTACCCACAAATAGGTATGATTTACCGCAAGAACCATGCCGGTATTATCATCGGATGCAGGGCTGTTAAAGCGAATCCTGCCCGATTTGAACCACATTTATCGCTTTTGGACAGCAATATCAAGCGAATGGTGAAAAAAGAAATGTTCCTGAAAAAAGACGAAACGACAAAATAAATGGCTATACGACCACCAAAACCACCGTTAATCTTGGGAATTGACCCATCTAGTACCAGTACCGGCTATGCTTTATTGCAGGGAGATAACCGCTTGGTGACAGCAGGTAGGGTAATCCCACAGGCCAAAGATATCAGAAAACGACTGAAGATGATGTCGGTTGGAATACATGAAGTCATCTGTGGTTCACAGCCAAGACATATCATAATCGAATGGACATCGGGCCATACCGCCGGAAGGATTGCCAAGAAAAGAAATATGTCCAATCTGGCGACCTATGGGATGGGGATAGCGATAGTCTGGATGACAGCCGACTGCATAGTCGAGAAATGGAGTGCAGAAGGTATCGAGTGCGATATTCACTGTATCAAAGAAAACATCTGGACAAGGGGTAGGCCCAAAAAGAAACGTCAGGAGGAGATACGCCTGATTTACCCGAACTATGATTATGACAACGATAGTGGCGGTGATGCTGCCGATGCTATCGGAATAGCTCGGTATTGGATGCGAATGGATAAAACGATGAGTTGGAATTAAGGAGGTGAGTTATGGCCTACTTCAGCAACGGCACAGAAGGTATGCGGTATCAGGAAAAGTATTGCATGGAATGTCGAAACTGGAAAAAACACGATTATTGTCCTGAGGACGATTATTGTCCTGAGGACGATGATTGTCCGATTTGGGATATCCATCAGGTTCATAATTACGACCAGATAACACATAGCAAAGACAAAGGTAAGAGGAAAAGAGCAGGTGAACTTAAATGGATATTGGAGATGCTAATACCGACTAGGGAGGATAATTTTGCCGACGAGTGCAATTTCTTTTTCGACCGGAAGGCGATTGCAGATTTAGACGGTCAGCTGAAGATGGGATTTGAAAATGACCAAAAAGAAACAGTGTTGTAAGAATTGCGAGTCATTAAGGATTGTGTCGGTTAAGTACATTCCTGTTTTAGCAAGCCCCGACTGTATCCCGATACGTGGAAAACCTGACAAATACTCTTATGCTTGGTATCAGGTAAAGTGGGCTAGGTATCAGGAGTTTTTGAAGAAAAAAAAGAAGCCTGATAAGGAAATAAGACATTACTGTACGGTCATGCCTGAACATATTATGGTTGAGATTGACCATTTTTGCGGTCAGTGTGTTTTGCGTGATTGTGGGTATCAGGACATAGACAGAACATTTATAGAGGTTGAACGTGTGTACGAAACCAGAATAGATTGTATGACCATGCCGGAGGAAGTCCGGCGAGTAGCTTAAAAAGGAAACTGGCGATACAGCCTGAAATGTGGTATAATGTCAGCATGAACTGAATACCAAATATATCAGGAGAAAGGCCATGAAGTTCAATTTAACTGAATTCTTCATGTGGTTTTTCGTCTTAACTCTTTTAGGCTTATTGTTTTATGCCTTAGTAACCAGGCCGATAGCGAGCTAATATGCCGACTGTAAGAGCCATATCATTACATCAACCTTGGGCCAGCATGATAGCCGAAGGCAAAAAGAAGATTGAAACACGCCGGTGGCCTACACGTTTCAGAGGGCCGATATTGATATGTTCGACCAAGAAACCGGAAGGACAAGGGCCAACAGGTATGGCTTTGGCTATGGCGAAGGTAAGTACCTGTCGCAAGATGAAACAGGCAGATGTAACAGACACTAAATGTGAAGTATATCATGGGGCGTATTCATGGGTTTTAACGAACGTGAAAGCCCTGAAGAAACCATTTCCAGTATCGGGAAAACAGGGACTTTATTTCCTGACAACCGACAACGCTGAGGTTACGAGTTATTACGAGAAACATAAGATTAAAAATAAAAAGAAGGAGCCGAAAGGCTATTACGGATAGTCCATATTTAAGAAAGGAGAATAGCTATGGACGTACTGCATCGGTTACTGAATTTCGTTGACCATGAAAGATGGAAAATTGTGGGTGTGCTTCTGGCACTTGTCGTGGTAATCGGCATGACCAGTTGTGAAGTTACCGCGCCGGGCTTGAAGGCTGAAAAGGTAACACCTACTGAATTCCGTCTTGAGGTCATCGAAGAAGATGAAGCGTTGGCGGTGAAGATAGCAGAATACGAAACCGCCGGAGTCAGATTACAGGAGCAGATAGATTCACACAATGCCAGAATCGAAGCAATAGAAGGCGTGTTTACGGAAAAACTGGAGTTCAGAAAACAGGCGATTGAACTTGCCGGTGGTCTGGCGACAACGCTAGTCACCGGCGGTGCTGTGGATTTGGGTGTGATATTAGCATCTGCTATCGGCCTGATTGGAGTGGGCGGTTTTGTAGGCGGTGTGATTGATACCAGACGCAAAAATCTGACAATCAAACGCCTGAAAAACGGCGACACCGATACCTCTTAATAATCCCTGAGAAGTCAGCCGGACTAGGCTATGCTTGCTGAGTCCGGCTGACATATTATTTTAACGTCACGGCATGGCAAAGGCGGTAAGCCGTGAAACTTGAATCCCGTAGCATAGGAGTGTCTGGTTATTTGTTCGATTATTGATACAGTCCTGATGTCAGAACCTTATAAACCATAAGAACACTACTGCAGGGTGTAACCTGCAACCGCCCTTTGCCCTTTTTATATCGAGGAAACAAATGAACCAAGTCCATGATTTTGCGACCAAATTAGCTGAGGGGGAAAAGTACGAAAAGATTCTCGACGACTTTTTTTTTGAGCGATACAAGACAATCAAGGCCAGTTCTGATTTACAGAAACTTGGCATTGACCGTATCTGGTGCGACGAATTTGCGGTTTGGGCCTCTGTGGAATACAAGGCCGACAGCAGGGCAGCGGAAACAGGGAACGCCTTCATAGAAGTCGAGAGTGTGGTAAAAGAGGGGGTAAGCAAATCAATAATCGGTTGGGCCAGAAAGTCGATAGCACAACTACTGATATACTTCATTCCACCTACAGGTAAAATCATCGTGGTCGATATGCTCGACGTTAAACGCAAGCTACACGAATGGATACCCAAATTCGGTATTGCAGAGAGCCAGAACAAAGACTACCATAGCGAAGGTATATTAGTGCCATTGTCCGAACTGGAAGGAATGGCAAAACAAACATATTTTATAGAAAGGGATAAATTATGAGTTTTGAAGGTTATCTGAACGCAATAACAGCAGCGGTAAAGACTGAAATCGTTGAGGACGAGAACGTCCATTATGATTTGAAACAGGAATCCAAGGCGATTTTGAAGGTACTGGGCGAGGAGTTCTTCAAACTGACCGAAAACAACGTCAAGATGGAGCAAAGGGTTGCGAAACTGGAAGCACACACGTACCCTGCCGAAACACCGCTTGAAGCGGAGGAGAACGCAAATACAGAATCGGATACTCAGGAAACAGATGAAGCTGAAGCCGGAAATCTCAACCTGTCCGACGGCGATAGCGAATCGGATGCTGGCGATGGGAAGCCCGAATAGTCAGCGGAAAATCAGGGTCTGGAAACCGAAAGCAAAACCGAAATGGCATAGGCGACTTGAAAGACTGAAGCGTATGTTGGCTTTTCAGAAAGCCCAAAAAGTGAGGTAAGTATGGAGATTAAAAACCGTATCCTGAAAACGATAAAGGTGGCATGGAAGAAACTTATTATCCTTCAGCCCGAAGGTTTTAAGCAAATGCCCACACACCGTGAGCAGAAGATGAAAGAATCCTTAATCAACTCCGGCTTTGCAGCCAGTTTTAAGGTCTGGCAGAAGAACGAAAATGAGATACTTGTACTCGATGGAGTTCACCGTATCAAGTGCATGACCGAACTGGAATCTGAAGGCTATACCGTACCCGAAAAATTCCCTGCTGAGTTTATCGACTGTAAAGACGAAAAGGAAGCCTGTAAATACGTTCTGGTCTATAGCAGCCAGTATGCTATCCCGACAATCGAAGGATTACAGAGATTCATGCTTGAGCAGGGCATTGAGCTTGATTTTCTGGAAAACAATGTTGTTCTGGAAGAACTCGATATGTCTGGCTTTAGGGGCGAACTGACCGAAGCTGAGTTGATGGGAGGTGAAGAAGGCGAGGTAGTACCCGAAATCGACGAGGACACAGGCAAGACCAAGTGTAAATTCCCGATTGTTCCACGTTATAACGAAAAGTACGATTACGTCCTGATATTCTGCAAGAACCAGATGGATTTTATTCATTTGCAGGAAATCTTTGCTCTGAAAAAACAGCAGTCGTACAAGAACAGTAATGTAGGTATTGGAAGGGTAATGCCCTTTGAGGAGTTTATTGAACTATGGAAATCAAAGTCGTAATTCCTTCGCACAAACGCCATGACCACGTATTGACTCATAAGTGTATTGCCAACGCCAAAATCTGTGTTCCTAAATCTCAGGCCGCGCTTTATAAAGAATATAATCCCGACGCAGAGCTTGTGATTCATCCAGACAGCCTGAAGGGTCTTGGCAGGAAACGCATCTGGATATACAAGAAGTTCGGTGATGTATTCCTGCCCGACGATGATGTATCGGCTTTCAGAAGGCTTTGGGTAGCACCAGAATCATTCACACCACATAAACTGTCACCCAAGGACGCTTATGACTTGGTTCAGTCCACAGGTAATGCTGCTAAGGAAATGGGTTGTCATCTGTTTGGGTTCAACCCGACACCTGATAACCGTATCTACAGTCCACTGAGGCCATTCCGTCTATCAGGATTCGTAAGGGGTAGTACAATCGGATTACTGAAAGGGTGGGAAGTGGACGTACCGCCTGAAGCCGATTTAGCTGAGGATTTTTTCTTTTCTGCTATGAATGCCCACGATAACCGATTCTGTTTTGTCGATTTGCGAGTGGGGCTGACATTCAATCTGACTTGGCAGAATCCCGGCGGTCTGGCTGAATACCGAACCTTTGAGAATGAGAGGGCAGCGACCCAGTTATTGAAAGAGTATTTCGGTGATGTGGTGACACACCGACCAGATAAAACCAAAGGTCTGAAACAGGGGGTGAGTGCCGATTGGCACAGAATAATGGCGGTTCCATTTTAATGAGCAATAAAATCTTAGCAGTAATGTCGCATCCAGACGATGAAATCATATATGGTTGGCCTGTATTACAGCACGCTGAATTTGACCGATACCTATTGATGTGTTCATCGGGGGTGAAGATGGACAGGCTCCGAAGGATGAAAGCACTTACTGAGGTATGCCGTAAAGAGAACATAACGCTTTTGGATGCTTTGCCCCTGCCCGATTTCTTCTACCGATTGACTCCGACGAACCGCTACAACAACAAGACTTATGCCTTTAAGCAAGCAGTCAAAATGATACGTGCTGCTATCCTGAAGGCGATATGTGAAATCAAACCCGACATGGTATTCACTCATAATCCGTTCGGTGAGTACGGTCACGGCGACCACCAACTTGTTCATTATCTGGTGACTACGCATGAGCATGTGAGCAAAGTATCCTTCACCGACGTTCGTGATAAAGGCACTGGCAGACATATTGAACTTGACAATATGCCTGCTTTCTATAATAAAACAATTTATGGTAACTCAGACTTAATAGTACCCGAAACACTGGATGCAGACTTTTATATCAGGAACAAACATATATACGAGGAGTACAATGCGTGGACTTGGCTGATACAAGAACCACCCACGTACCCGAAACCAAACTGTAAAACCCATATTTTTAATCTGAGGTAATAACATGAAGTATCTGGTAACAGGTGGAGCAGGTTTTATCGGTTCTTGGCTATGTGATTTACTATGTGCTAAAGGCCATGAGTGCATTGTTGTCGATGACTTCAGCACCGGCAACATGGAGAACATAAAACATTTAACAGACTACCCGAAATTTGATTGCTTCAAGGCCGATGTAGCCGATAGAAGCGTGATGGTCAATCTGGTATATAACTGTGACGCTGTTTTCCACTTGGCAGCGACAGTGGGGGTGATGAAGGTGATGAGTGACCCTGCCAGAGCGATTGAGAACAACATCAAAGGTACTGAGGTTGTACTTGAACTATGTTCGGTATTCAAAAAGAAGATACTACTAGCATCGACCAGTGAGGTTTACGGTAAGAGTAATGACGTACCGTTTCGGGAAGAAGCCGGTATCGTACTGGGGAACACCGACAATGCCCGATGGTCTTACGCTTGCAGTAAGGCTATTGATGAATTTCTGGCTATGGATTATCACAAGAGCAAGGGCTTGGACATAATAGTCGCCAGACTATTTAATACTGTAGGCCCAAGACAAGTATCTGATTATGGAATGGTGATACCGTCATTCGTGGAAGCAGCACTGAAAGGGGAAGATATAGTAATCTATGGTACTGGAGAACAAATCAGATGTTTCTGCCACGTTTACGATGTAGTTGAAGCACTCCATTCCCTGATGTATTCTGAAGGCCAGTATGACTATCCTGTTTTCAACGTAGGTAGCCGAGAGGAAACCAGTATCCTTGGCCTTGCCAAAGAGATAAAAGAACGAACAAACAGTCTGTCTGAAATAAAATACTGCAAGCCGACATTCGATGATATGTTCATACGTGTACCTGATATCCAGAAGATTCACAATGCAATCGGATGGGAAGCACAGCGAACGCTGAATTATATCCTGTCCGATGTGATTGTTGAGACAGAAAAGAAAATCAAGCCTGAACTAGCCGGAAACAGACCAGCACCTCAAAATTAAAAATTTTCTTTTTTTTATTCATTTTCTATTTGCTTTTGCCGATGTATGTATTATAATATATTAGAATGAGAAACGAACCCAAATAAATTAAGGAGTAACGAAATGACACTTACAGAAATTTTGAAACTGACAAAACTTGAAATGGAGGTGCTGGAACATCGCCTTACCGTTCCTGATTGTCTTTGTACCGTACTCAACGACGACGGAAAAGACCTTCGCTGGCAAGAGGATGACATACATGACATAGCCGAATTATTGGTAAAGGACGAATTGAAAAAAGCAATGGATATGTCAGAGCGATTAACAATAGAACTTCTCAAGGAAGCAGTCGAAGGCTCTACTTATTATGCTTGTGCTATGAGTGCATACGACGGTGGGGAAATCACAGTTCAGAAATTAAACGCAATTCAAAGAGCGTGTGAATCGGTAGCCAAGAAAGTTAGCAAGTATCTTTTCTTGGACAAAGAAGATGAATTGGTGTTCCCATTATATTAAGGAGTAACGAAAAATGGATAAATTTAGCAAAATGATTATACCGCAAGTATTGAAAACCGTAAAAAATCGTGATTCTTCGATGGATGAAATACGTGAGAGAGTATGTCGAATGCTACGTCTTTCAACCGGCCCCTTTGTAGTATTGACAGTCAAAGAGGTAAGCCAAAAATTAGGCCCGATATTGACCGACCTGATACAGAAGAAAAGGATACACCTGCTGGCTGATAATCAAGTGTTGTTTGCTTACAATTTTTTGTACGACGAATAAGGAGTAACGTGATGATTCACCTATTACTAGTAGAGAAAAACGAAACAGGAGAGCCGATTTGCTATCTGGAGTCGGCAAGCCTCCGAAATATCTGGAAGGAAGCATGGACTCTGGTGCGACAAATCGGTATCAAGCGTGTGTGTTTTGAAGCCTATGCCGACATCGACGGACAGTGGTTTTCTTTGGTCGGTAATCGCAGGGCTGAAAACCTGAACATCTGCCTGAATGTGACCCTGAATAGAAGGAGTAACAGTTGTGGATAATATGGTTGATTTTGAAAATCGTATCTTAGGTTTCTCCAAACTGGTTGAGCGACAGCAGATTGAAAGCCTACGCAAACGCAAGCTCGATTGCGAAGCCAACATCATTGGTGTCAAGACCAGAATCAAGAGAGGTAATAAATACTGGAAGGTCGATGTCGGCAACAGTGGAAAGTACATGGTGGAATATCTTACAGGAGAGATTTACGGTATCAGGGGCTATGGACAGATTAACCGTAAGCAGCATTATGGTAATCTGAAAACCATCCATGATTGGTACTGGGGAGAGCATCGAGCCTTCAAAAAACCACCACGATGCGAAGGCAAAGATAAGCATAATGGCCTACACAAGTTCAAAGAGCAAAGTAGAACCATCGCTGAGGACGAAAAGGGTAAAATTAACCTTCTGATACTAGGATGCGAACATTGTGGGCTTAAACGTGAAATGACTACTCGGCCTATGAAGGTCGATGTTAAACAGTTGCATGAAATCTTCACCCAAATTTTCGGAGAATAAGGAGAACTGTTATGAAACCGAAACGAAAAAACATGAGGAACATTCAAGTATTGACGGTGATGGGAAATTGTTTTGAGTATGGGCAGATATTGGCAATCGACAATGATACCAGAATCCATGTGGTAGCACGACATCCTGCCACTGAGTTCAAATGTACCGATTGCGGAAGCCTGAACACTATACCCAAATGGCTTTGGAAAAACACCCAACTGAAAACAGATGTCTGTGACAGGACGTTGGAAAAGTTAGCTTGGGATGAAGCTATCGAGGAAGCAAATAAAATTAAAAAAAAACAAAGAAATAATTTGACGTATGCTCCGTAGTAGGTTATAATATATTAGAATGAAAAACCCAAAACCCAAAATTAAGGAGTAACAAATGAGCAAGTCAGAAGAAATCAAAGCCTACTCAGAATTCTTGGATAAAATCCAAAAAATCACAGCCAAGGGTCACGGAACCTATTTTGATGATTTACTTTTCACTTTCCCGAAGGTGGAGCAGAACATCAAAAATGATTTTCCTTGGGCGATTGGTTTATTTATCAAAGAAGATGCACTTCACGCCACTAACGCCAAATGGGAAGATGTGGTCACAACCATGAAGGAAAGAATTGACTTTTTAGAAACAAAAGTAAAAGACTGCCAGAAGTACGACATCCGTGAACTGGTCAAGGAAAAAATGGAGTTGGTAAATCATAATTCAGATTTACAGGATAACATTTACCAGAATAATGCCAGAATCGCAGAAATAAAAGATATGATGGAGGGGATATAATGGCTATCAAACTTTTTAACTATTCAGGCATGGATGATAAAATCATCAAAAGGTTCCTGCAACTGGCGAAGGAATTCGCCGGTTGTTGGGGCGATGTCGTGACTAAGGTGACTATGGGTGGAGAGCGAGTAGGGAGCGAAGCAAACGAATGTACCTTTGTAGCAAAATGGTATCTTTATCCAGAAGCCCGAACCAAAAACGGCAAGAAGTTGGAAGGATGGATTAGGACTGACAAAGGCAGGGTTGAATGGAGGCCATGTTACCTTGATTCAGTTGACCAGATTAAAATAGCCACATACAATTTTTGGGTGGCAGTCCACGAATACACCCACGTAAAAGACTTTCAGCTTCGCCGTGAATTTAAGCATGGTCACTATGACAAAAAAGGTAAGTATGTAAAGACCCGATGGAAGGACAGACCACATGAACAAAGGGCCGAACGCAGAATCGAAACGTGCAAGTTTATGATGTCACGTGATAAGAAAATGCAGAAACGCTTCGATGACATTATAGCACTGGTAGCACCTGAATTTGACAAAGTGAACCGTAAACGCTATCCCTCCAAATTCAAACGGAAAGGCGTAGAAACTGAAACACGTGAGAAGGTATTAAACAGGATAAGGGCGGCAAAAGAACGTCGGCATGGAACTGAATGACCCGAACATAAGGAGTAACATTATGGAGCCTAAATTTCCGAACATTAAAGTCAAGTTGGTTGGTGAGGACGGAAACGCATTTGCGATTCTCGGCAGGGTTCAAAGAGCAATGAGAACCAATGGCGTTTCAAGGGAAGTAACTAATCAGTATATGGAAGAAGCGACGCATGGTGACTATAACAACCTTCTTTCAGTAACAGCGAAGTGGGTGACGGTATTATGAAAATTGGTGATAAGGTAAGAATAAAGCAAAGCAAAGTAACTGAGATTCTGAAAGCCTCATTGCTTGGGTACAGGAATCTTGTCGGCACGATAACCAGAATACACCATGAAAAATGGCCTATGCCGTATGAGGTTATTTTCGATGACGGCAAACTTCTGTATTTTGACGATGGTGAGCTTGAAGCCCTACGCAGAAATTAGATTTGACAACCGCAGGTAATGGGTTACACTTTACCAGACAAACCTATAAGGAGTAACGTAACATGGGAACAGATTTATTTGGAGAAGATGTAGTGGAAAAAAAACAAAAGCATGAAATGAAAACCAAGCAGGGCTATGACTTTTTTGAAGTAGCCAGTGCATTCCAGAAATCAATCAGGAGAGGAATTGAAAAGGAAGCATTGTACTGGGGATGCGAACTTTATTCTTCCAACTATGGTCAGTACGCATGGAAGCGATTACTGATAATGCTTTCTGAAGATGTAGGGATTGCAGCCGACAGAGGATTCGTCGCTGACATCAACGGCCTGTATCAATTATGGCAGGATTTTGCCAAGAGATATAAAGACCGTGACGGTGACGAAAACGATTTATTCTTTGTCCATGCAGTCGTGCTTATGAGCCGAGTACAGAAAAGTAGAGTAGTCGATAACGCAGCAATATATTTCTTCCATGATAAAGATAAGCCTCATATGGAAATACCCGATTACGCCATCGACCGACACACACGGAGAGGTAAAAAGATGGGTCGAGGCTTTCAGCACTTCTTTGATGTCGGCGGTCATCTAGAGAATATGGGTGATGTCGATGGAGAGGAAGCCTACGAAATCAGGGCCAGACGAACCTTCAAGGTGATGCCAAAGGTAGAGAGCGAATAACGAAATTTGGGTTGGTGCGAAAGCACCGTGCCGACACTGGTAACTAAGTTACTCCTTAGCCAGTGTCGGTTTTTTTTATCAACAGCCTGAATGTTACCAATTCTCAAAAAAAATTAAGTAGTTGCGTATTATTCTAATTTGTGGTAATATATATGCGCCTGAAGGATGCACAGGCACGTTGACCGATTCTTTCGGTTGCTGGTATGGCGAGGGCCAGACATCAATTCTCGGTGCTTGTGTATGGCAAGAAAATCAAAAGGCAGACCCAACGGAGCTACAAAACGACGTAGGGAACGATTAACAACGGCATTGATGAAAGATATCATGTACGGATATGCCAGAAGTTCTTTACGCAACAAGTATTTAGCACGTTGGAGAGTCAAGTTGGAATCTTTCACTAAGCTATACGCCGAAGCAGAAAGAAGGTTAGTCGAGTCTTATGAAACGGACTTCAAGAAAGCACTCGCAACAGCAAGGGCAAGGGAGTTCAGACATCTTCGCAAACTTCATAACGAAGTCAATCAGACAGAACGTAAAACCAAGGTAACTCGTAAGGAAGGCAGGATTAAGGATTCAGCGAATGATTACACCACGCCCCTTGAAACTGAACAAATCAACCGTGAGGTTGAAACTAAACGCTACAAGGGTAGGATAGGGATATATGCTGAAATAGGTAAATGCCACGAACGGCTGATGAAACTGGAAGGATTGGAGCATCCTGAGTTATTTGCAGACCAGACAGATTCGTTCGACATAATGGAGATAGGAATTGGCCCGAACACCGAAAATGTGGATAAGTTTGGCATTGCTCTTGATGATGAGTCTGAGGAGTCAGCTGATGGGAGTTAGCACAAAATATATGCTGCGTCCTGACGGCGGCAGAACTAAACAAATAAAAATACTGGCTGAGCCGGGGGCGCAGCTCGATTTCATAAAAGACCCGATGGATTTTCTGGCGTTCTTCAGCGGATTTGGTGGGGGCAAAACTTGGGCCGGTGCTTCAAAGGCGGTCTATAATTCACTTGTAAGATATAGAGGATACAACGGTCTTGTGATTGCTCCAAGTTTCGGTGACTTGGAGTCTTATGTCATTCCAGAGCTATTGGCTCGATTTGAACAATTCGGTATCAAGGCAACTCATAAGAAAAGTTCACCGCCTTATATCTGGTTTTGGTTGCCGGTGAATAGATATGAAAACGTAATGATTAAACTGCACCTACGTTCGGCGGCGCATCCTGAAAGCATAGCAGGGTTTGAGGTCGCTTGGGTCTGGATTGATGAAGCCTGTCGTATCCCGAAAGGCAAGACTCCGACACAGGACGTAAAAACACAGTCCATCGGACGTATGAGGGGTAAGGGTCTGAAGAACAGACAACTATTCATTACCAGTACCCACGAAGGTGAAATAACTTGGCCCAATGCGGATTGGGTCGAAAAGCCAAAACCAAACCACAAGTATTACGTAAGTTCAACGTTCGACAACAGATATATGAGGCATTACGCCGAAGGCTTATTGACTCAATACGACAAGAAACTTGTGCGCCAGTATGTATATGGTGAAGCCGTAACTATTGCTGGCGTATTGGTTTATTATGCTTTTGAAGATGACCCTTGGCCTACAGGTAACATCGACGATACGATAGGGCTTAATGCAAGGATGCCGGTAGCCCTGAGTCTGGACTTCAATGCAGCGCCGGGTATGCACGGAACAATCGGTCAATATCATCCTGAACTTGACGAGTTATGGTTTTTGGATGAAATACATGAGCTTGGCATGAATGTTCCTTGGCTGGTGGTCGAATACGCTAACCGCTACAAAGAAAAGAACATAGTGACACAACTGTACGGTGATTCAACCGCACATCGGCGTGATGAAGCCCTTGGCGAAACTGGATGGGATTGGGTCGCAAGATGTATGCAAGATAACGATATGCCCTTTGCCGACATGACACCGAACGCCAATCCGCTGAGAGAGGACAGGTTTATCAGTATGAATTCTGCCTTCAAGACTCATAAAGGCCAGATTCATATCAAGATACACCCACGATGTAAAAAGCTGATTCGTGACCTGAAGAACGTCCAGAGGGATGAACGTGGACGGCTCGACAAGACCCAAGAAGGTCTTGGGATGGTACATATTTCCGACGCTGCTAGTTACTGGGTGCATGAAGTGAGGCCGGTAAACAGGACTAGAGTTGAAAATTTCATATATAGTAAGGGTTAAGTATCATGGCTGAAACTGCCCCCGACATAGTAGCCAAATGGACGACGCTCAAGGAAACCGATTTGCTCAAATTTCTTGACCAGAGGCATGACGATTATGCCAGTGAGTGTAAGAGAACGACCTATTGCCTTGACGTATATTCCGCTGAAAGAGAGCGATTGGTCACAAGTACATATCTGCCAAAGGGTAACGCTGAAGATAACAGCGATTATGAGAAACGCCTTGAATTAACAGAGGCTATTCCTGAAACACCGAAACTGGTAGGTAAGACGGCAGGTGCGGTATTTGAGCCAGACCCGACACACGAAGTACCCGATGACATGAAGGAATATCTGGTAAACGCCGACCGTCGAAACCTGACCCACGTACAGATTATGTTCGATTTATTCAGCAAGGCTTTGGTCTGTGGCAAGATGGTAGTTTTTGTCGATACCACCATGCGACCTGAAATGAATGTGAGGAGTAAATTAGAGGCACAGCAGGTAGGTGCGAGGGTGATACTCAGCACTTATGACCCACGCAATATCCTGAATTGGCGGTATGACGATAAAGACTTAGATTGGATACACTTACGTGATAGTGAAACCAAACAATCATCGTTCTTTGAGGAGAAGAAGTCCTACACAGTCCATAGGATTATAACCAAAGAGGTGATTCTGGTAGCAAGAGTATTTCAGGATTCCGGCGGTACACGGAGGGTTGAGAGGGATGACCCATTATATCATGGTATGGACGAAGTACCATGCAGGACGCTCATTTTCGTACACAACAAGGACAAAGGGGTAGGTGTAGGCAAAAGTGCCGTACAGACGACTGTGAGGGCCGATTTAGCAGCCCTGAGAGCAGACAGCGGTAGAGCCATGATATTACATATTCACGGTCTGCCCCAGTTATGGCGAAGATTCTCAG